ACCGATATTGGTGTGACCAACGGCACAGTCGCACAGTTCTTTCCTGTTGCCTGTATTGCATCAAACGGCGCAACATGGCGCAGCCGAATGTTGCTGGGCGCGGCACGTCAAAACGCTTCACTAGGCCAGCCTGCTGAATCAATCCTGTACGGACAAAACTATATCGGGCTTGGTTCTGGCGTGCAGTGTGCAGATCAACGCAGTGGTACTTATGCGACCTACATGATTTGGTGGAACTGATGTACTTCGACCTGTACGACATCGACACAACTGCTTTCCGTTACATCTGGGCAAGCATTGATGATTTAACCACGACGACACGCCCGTTGTTCGGGCAACTTTGGCCGAGGTAACTATGGCGCTGCCAGACCTTAAAGCATTGGTACACAAGCGCGTAGCCGCATCGTTACTGATCGCTGGCGAGGTCGTGGCAACCGAAGCGCGTCGGTCAGTGCAAAATAGCCCACGCGGCGGCAGGACGTATGAAAAGTATGATCCGCGCCGAACTCACAAAGCGTCGGCGGCAGGCGAAGCACCGGCGACCGATCTGGACTTTCTAGCGCGATCAATCACGACCGAAGTAGATGAGCAAAGCCTGACCGTCTATGTGCTATCAGCGCACGCTATCGCGCCATACGCTAAGGTTTTGGAGTACGGCAGCATGTCAGGCAATATTCAGCCGCGCCCATTCCTGCGCCCTGCATTGCAGGCCAAGCGCAAGGCGGTGACAAGCATCGTGCAGCAGGCCATGCGCAAGGCGTTGAAGGAGTATGGGCAATGACTGCATTGTTTACTGACTACGCTACGGCAGTCTATGGCGCATTAAACGCTGTGCCTGCGCTAGCCGGAAAGATTTTTGAGTTTGTGCCGAATGATGCGCCATTCCCCAAGATTTATATTGAGGATGGCGGCACTCAAGACTGGTCAACCAAGACCGATGACGGCATAGATGCTGAGATCGCGTTGCATGTTGGTAGCCGCTACAACGGCACAAAAGAGATTCGTGAGTTTTTTAACGTCATACATGACACGCTACACAATGCCGAATTATCAACATCTGATGTTGATTCGGTTTTGTGCCAGTTTGTCAGGTCTGACATGGTACTAGATACCGATGGCAAAACCCGTCACGGTATCATTCGCTTCCGCCTGTTAATCAGTGAGGTTTGAGACATGGCAAAATCAAAGGGTAAGCTGCTGCTGATTCAGGCGCAGGGCGTTAATCCGGCAGCACCAACGGCATACACGACTATTAGCGCACTGCGTAGCACGTCGTTTACGATCAACGAAGAAACTGTTGATGTTACCGACAAAGATGGCGATGGGTGGCGCAAATTGCTTGAAGGCGCAGGCATTTCGAGCATGAGCGTGAGCGGTTCTGGCATTGCCGACAATGGCGACACTCAGGCGTTTATGCTTGACGCGATCCTTAACAAAACGCACGTCGGTCTGAAAATCATCCGCGAAGCAGGCGATGCGTTCACCGGCACTTTCCAGCTCGCTTCGATGGCGTTTTCCGGCGAATACAACGCCGAAGAAACCTTTGATCTTACTCTTGAGTCTGCCGGTACTGTCACCTACACGGCAGCGCCATAAGGAACTGACATGAGCGACCGTCAAGTACAGATGATCACGCTGCGCGGCGAACAACTGCGCATCGTGCCCAGCTTTGCGGTACTCGAGAAAATCGAGATCGCTACGGGCAAGGGCGTGTTGCAATTGCTGCAAGAGCTTGGCCGCAATCAGTACAAACTCAGCGACATTGCGTCTATCGTGTATGTCGCTGCGCAGCCTTTAGGCGACCGTCTGCCGTCATGGTGGAATCGCCAAGAAGTCGGGCAGCAGATTGTAGATGATGGCATGCAAGACGCAATCCTTGCTGTCATTTCTGCGCTCACCGATGCAGTCGCCGCCAAGTCATCTATTCGTCTGCCAAAGCAGCTAGGTGATGACAACCCAAAGTCTTGAGCGGTGACGTTTGGTCAGCTCTAATATCTAGCGCAATTTTAGATTTAGAGCTTGCACCAAGCGAAGCCAAGCAACTCACGCCTAAGCAATTTTGGGCGGTTTGGGATACCAAGTATGAGCGCGTCATGCGCGAGACTGGCCGCGTATTGCCTGCAACACGCGAAGATCTGGACGAACTAAAAGCGAGATTCCCCGATGGCAACGCCTAGCCAAGACGATTTGGTCATAACAATTCATGCTAAAATTGACGAACTCAACCGCTCGCTTGATTCGGCACAGCGTCGGCTAGATGAATTTGAGCGGCAAAATCAAAATGCCGGTCATGGCATGGCCGATAGCATTGCGCGAGCGCGTGACCAGATCAACAAAAGCATGGAAGCTATTGCGGTGTCGATGGGGGTGGCGACCGCAGCCGCTACACTGCTGACGAATTCAGCAGTTAATACCGCAATGGAGATTCAACGATTTGCCAGCATCTCTAACATGTCGGCTCAAGAGTTTCAGTTTTATGCGGCTGGCGCAAACGCTGTGGGGATCGAAACCGAAAAGCTTGGTGATATTTTTAAGGATGTGCAAGACAAGGTCGGTGACTTTATCACGACCGAAGGCGGCGAGCTTCAAGATTTTTTTACCAATATCGCGCCAAAAGTAGGCGTGACAGCCGAGCAATTTCGCAAACTGGGCGGCGCAGATGCTTTGCTGCTGTACGTTGACAGCTTGCAAAAGGCTGGCGTGTCGCAGGCTGAGATGATCTTTTATCTTGAGTCAATTGCGGATGATGGCTCACGATTGTTGCCGCTACTAAAAGATGGTGGCAAAGGCTTTGAGTTGTTCGGGCAGGCAGCCGCCAAAGCTGGCGCGTTAATGTCCGATGAGTTTTTGGACAAAGCGGCAGAGATGAAAACGTCTATGTGGCTGCTTGAGCAGTCACTAAAAGGCGCACGCAATCAAATGTCTGAGGAGATGTTGCCTGTATTGCGTGATTTGGCCGCACAGTTTACCGACGTGAGTGACGGGCAAAGCGCGGCAAGCAAGACAGGGGTGATTTTTAGCAACATCCTGCGCGGTTTGACAGCTACGGCAGTCGGCGCAGTGGCGGCATTTGACATCTTTGGATCTGCGCTTGGAGCGATTGGCGCGGCTGGCGCGAAGATGTGGGAAGGGTTTGATATTACAAACAATCCCATCGTCAACATGAAGAACCAAATCGCCAATGCCAAGCAAGCCAAAAAGGTGCTTGAGGATGCGTTTACTGACGCAGGCATTGCGAAAAAGATCGAAAGCTATTCTGACACAATCAACAACGTATTGCAGGCAGGCAACAACGCCACAAGCGAGCAGCTTAAAGACTTGGCCGCAGTGCTTGATGAAGCCAACAAAATCGACGGCAGCGGCAAAACTGGAAATTTGGGCAAAAAGGCAGCCGAAGAAGCCAAGAAAAAGGCAGATGCAGCCGCTAAAGAACTCGCTGACGCTAAGAAAAATGCAGCCGAATTGCTCGAAACCTACAAGCAAGCAGCAATGGACGAGGAGGAGCTTAGATCCTACACGATTCAGCGACAAAAAGCCGATCTAGACAGCAAGCGAAAGGCCGACCTGATCAGCGAGGAGCAGTATCGACAAGCCAAGATTGATCTAGATGAAGCGTTTGATAAAGAATCTCTTGCTCGCACACAGGCGGCACTCGCCGAAATCCTGTCGGAAACAATGACAGCAAACGACAAGATTGAACGGGACTACAAGGAGCGCAATAAAAAGATCGCCGAGCTAAACAATCTTGGCCGAATCCCGAAAGACACAAGCACTGAGCAGCTGTTGGAGCAATCCAAGCAGATCCGCGATCAACAACTAGCAGAGCAATGGCAGATCCAAGCTGATGCTGATGCGGCAGAAATGGAGCAGCGCCTAGCCAAATACGAAGCACTGGCAGAAATGGCACGCACGGCTGGCATGACTGAAATTGATATCATGACCGCCGAGCATGATGCAAAAATGGCAATGCTGTCAGAACTAAATGAGCAAGAGTTGGCGATGCTTGGCCTGCACCAAGAAGACATCTTGGCGATGGAGCAAGATTTTGCTGCACGTCGTTTGGATGCGATGCTTGGCAGTGGGCAGGCAATGCAGAACCTGACTGATGCGTTTCAAAAATCGCAACTGCAGGGAGCGTTACAGTTTTTTGCGTCTGACTTTGGCGGATTTAGCCAACACAGCCGCAAAATGTTTGAAGCTATGAAAGCGGCCAAGATTGCGCAGGCTCTGCTATCTGTGCCGTCAACAACTATTGCGGCGTATGAAGCCGGTACAAAGGCCGGTGGTCCGCCACTTGGTGCAGTGTATGCGGCGGCGGCGCTTGCTACACAGCTTGGGAACTTGCGCCAATTGCAATCCATGACTTACGGCGGCAAATCTGGTGGTGGTGGTGGTGGGAGCGCATCTGTGGGCACTGCGGCCACTAGCAGCCAATCTCAGCCAGTCACCGAGCGTTTTGTGAATATCAATTTAATGGGCAACGATGATACGATGTTCAGCAAAGCGGCGGTGCGCTCCTTGATCGAGCGGATCAACGAAGAAACCAAAGATGGCGCAGTGTTGAGGGTGACGTAATGGCTTTTGATTATGCGTTTATCGGCTATGACAATCACGCCACAGCACTGGCTACCGCCATTAGTGGCACTGGTATTAGCACAGGATTTAGCGCGGCCAGCGCAGGCAATTGGCAGGCGTTTGACTTTGTGCAGTTTGACGCTGGTGCGTGCGCGTTGATATTTGATTTTGGATCAGCGAAGGCGATTGACTATATAGCAATCGCAGGCCATACGCTATTCACTACAAACGCCGATGATATTGTGGTTGAAGTCGATGATTTGTCAGACTTTTCGACCGCGACTGAGTTGGTCAATTTGACACTGGACACGGCAGGCGATCCGCCAATCTATAGCGGATCATATCGGTTTGACACGTCAACCGCCATTGCAGCCACGACTATCCTAGACGATCCCATTGTTTGCTTTGCGCTTGATGCGATTAGCAAGCGATACATGCGCATCTCATTCACGGCTGCTGATACATGCAAGATAGGCGTGGTAGCGGTCGGCCAGCGCATGATGTTTGAGCGCGGATTCTTCGGTGGTTTTATGCCGCCAGCATGGAACGAAGAAGTTGATGCTACCAACAATAAAAGCGAGTCTGGCATATATCTAGGCCGCTCAATTGTGCGGTCTGGTCTAAAGCCTTTTGACATCGAATTGTCACCAGTGACTGCCAATTGGATTAACACAACATGGCAACCATTTAGACGGCATGCTGACCTGTTGCCGTTTATCTTTAAATGGGGATTTGATCCGCTATCCGATAACGTTTTAGCACTGCAAAAGGCATGGAAAGCGTCTGAGTTACGCAATCGCGTGGCGGTTAATGGTAAAGTATGGGCATCGGTCGGGATCAGTTGTGAGGGCGTAAATAAATGACGATTACAGTCAACGGCGTAGCAGTGCCTGCGCAGAGTAAAAACCTAGACACGACTACAGTTACCACAGGCTTTGGCTTGGTGCATCGTCAGATTATTGGCATCGCCGATCCTGAGAACCCAAGTCAATACGCACGACTAACCGGCACAAGCCTAAACGTCAACGTCACAAACGCATCGCTTGCAATCACAGCAGCCGCTTTGCCGTTGCCCACAGGCGCAGCCACAAACGCGCTACAAACGGCAGGCAATGCGAGCTTGAGTAGCATTGACGGCAAGCTCGATGCACTTTCGACTCTTGAAGCAAAAACCGCAGAGTTTGGCACAGCAGGCACGCCGAGCGCGGACGTGATTAGTGTGCAAGGCGTGACCGGTGGTGAGCCTGTCAAGGTTGATGTGGTGCAACCGGTTGTAATACAACCAGCGACATCAGAGTATGTCTACCTTAGCGCAAACGGCACAACAACAGCAAAATCAGGCGCTGGCGTATTGCGTCGGATTGTCATTGGGACAAAAGGGTCGCTATTAAACACACTGACGGTTTATGACAACACAACCGCAACAGGCTCAATCATTGCGCTGATTGACACGTCAGAGCAGGTCGGATCGCTTAATTTTGAAGTGGATTTTACGACCGGCCTGACATTAGTCCTTGCTGGCGGCACTGCTGCACGCGTCACTGTTATTTTTGAGTAACGCGCTATGCTCGCCACACTGCTGACGCAATACAATCCCGATGGATCAGTAGTACCTAGCAGTCAATACGCTGTATCTATCGGCAGTTTTGGGCGGCAGCCGTTTGTATTTGTTGAGATTGACCTAGACTTTTGCGCTAACGTGTATGGCGGTGCGCCATGCACGGCAATCGTAGGCGTGACCGGCGAGCAAAAATGCTTCAACACTTTTGTGACCTGTCAGGATCAACCAAACTTTGCACTAACAACCAAAACATACCGCTTTTGCTCAACCAACGGCGGCCGCGTTCCTGCCGGTCTGGACGCAATCCCCTGTCTAGACAGTATGAGCGATACGCCTGCCGCTATCGACATCAAGACTGGTTTGGGCTTACGGGCTGCTGTATCTGTCACGCTCACCGACTTTCCACACTCAGACATCCGCATTGATCCGTATGTGTCGGAGCGGGGCTATATTCCTCTCGCTCAAGGCTCATTTTTTGGCAGGCTACGCGCTCGCAATCCGTATTACAACGGGCGCGTTATGCGCGTGTACACAGGCTATCTAAACGACGACGGCAGCTATAGCGCGGATCAGTTTGAGCGTCGGACGTACTTTATTGAGTCATGGGACGGCATATCAGCAAACGGCAAAGTAAAGATCGGCGCAAAAGACGTTCTAAAACTTGCGTCTGATGATCGAGCGGTTTTTCCTAAGCCAAGCGTCGGCAAGCTTACGACGGACATTAGCGCAGTAGCCACGACCGCCACAATCACGCCTACCGGTGTTGGCAATTTAGACTATCCAACCGAAGGCTATGTGCGCATCGGCTCAGAAGTCATTAAATTCACGCGCACCGGTGACGTACTGACGCTGACCGATCGAGCCGAAGGTGGTACGGATGCGGAAAGCCACAAAGCAGGCGATACGGTGCAGCTAGTCGGGTGGATCG